GCTGCTTGAAGAACGCGAGCGCATCGCCAAGGGGAACAAGTAATGTTTGAAATCCTAAGCGGTGGATTGCTCGGCAGCATCTTCGGCGGTTTGTTCCGGCTTGCCCCGGAAGTTTTGAAGTTCTTGGACAAGGGCAACGAGCGCAAGCACGAACTGTCGATGTTCACGCTCCAGACCGATCTAGAGAAGATGCGCGGCCAGTTCAAGATGGAAGAGCGGTATGTTGACTACAGCGTCAACCAACTCGACGCCATCAAGGAAGCGTTTAAAGAGCAAGCCACGACTGCCAAGGAAGCCGGATGGTTTGTGGCGGCGATCTCTGCCCTTGTCCGCCCCGGCATTACCTGGGCGCTGTTCTTCATGTACGCCACGGTCAAGGCGGCTGCAATCTACATGGCGTTCCAATCTGGCGGGCACTGGTCTGAGGTGATGACCCGTGTTTGGGATGCCGACGACTTCGCCATGCTCAACATGTGCCTGACGTTCTGGTTCGTTGGAAGAAGCATTGAGAAGTACCAGAAGTGACCACGGAAGCCATCAAACTGGCGGGCGATGTTTTGGTCAAGCCCTTTGAGGGCTACGCCAAACGCCTTCCAAACGGTGACTGCACCGCCTACCCCGATCCGGGCACGGGCGGTGATCCCTGGACCATTGGTTGGGGCTGCACCGGCCCCGGCATTCAACCCGGTACGATCTGGACGGTAGAAACTGCCCAGGCAGAATTGGACAAGCATCTGCTGCACTTTGCCGTTGGCGTTATCAAACTATCGCCAATACTGATCAAACAACCCGCCAAACGCCTTGCCGCCATCATCAGTTTCGCGTATAACTGCGGGCTAGGAAACTACCGCATTTCCACGCTGAAAAAGCGGGTAGACGCTCAGGACTGGGCGGGTGCGTGCGAGGAAATCGTCAAGTGGAACAAAGCCGCAGGGCGCGTACTGAGGGGGTTAACCCGTAGACGCGAAGCCGAGGCGGCACTGCTGAGATAGCCATGCCCCTACAGAAAATCCTGTTCAAGCCCGGAGTCAACCGCGAAAACACGCGGTACACCACCGAAGGCGGCTGGTATGACTGCGACAAAGTCCGGTTTCGTCAAGGCACGCCCGAGAAAATTGGCGGGTGGACTCGCATTTCTGCCAATGCTTTTCTTGGTGTTTGCCGTTCCTTGTGGAATTGGGTAACGCTGGGCAGTTTAAATTTGTTGGGGGTTGGTACCAACCTGAAGTTTTACATTGAACGGGGCGGCGCGTATTTTGACATCACCCCCCTTCGCGCAACCGTCACGATCAACAACAACCCGTTTGCGCTGACCGCCTCAACCACAGTCACGGTTACGGATACGGCTCATGGCTGTTTGACGGGCGACTTCGTGACTTTCAGCGGCGCTACAGACATCGGTGGGGTTGGCACAAACGTGACTGCTGCTGTCCTGAACCAAGAGTTTCAAGTCACTGTGACGGGCGTTGACACTTACACGATCACCATCTCGGTCACGCCTAACGCAACCGCCATTGCTGGTTCCCCTGGAGGCGGGGGAGCAGTGGTTGCCGCGTATCAATTAAACACGGGTTCAGCCGCCGCAGTTCCTCTCACTGGATGGGGCGCGGGTGCATGGAGCGCGGGGACCTGGGGTTTTGGCGGAACTTCCAATACATCTATTCAACTGTGGAGCCAAAAGAACTGGGGCGAGGACTTGGTGTTTGGACCTCGCGGCGGCGGGATGTACTACTGGGACGCTACGACGGGTGTTGGTGTGCGCGGAGTCAATCTGAACACCTTGTCGGGGGCGTCTGATGTGCCTACTGCACAAAACACCATTTTTGTTTCGGATATCAGCCGGTTTGTTTTTGCGTTTGGGTGCAACGACTACGGGGCGTCCACGTTGGATCCAATGTTAATTCGGTGGTCGGATCAAGAAGACGCTGCGAATTGGACTCCGGCAGCTACCAATCAGGCAGGCAGTTTGCGGTTGTCTACGGGATCGGAGATTGTTACGGCAATCCAGGCTCGCCAGGAAATCGTGGTGTTTACCGACTCTGCGCTGTACTCCCTGCAGTACTTGGGTGCCCCGCTGGTTTGGGGTGCGCAGCTTTTGGGGGACAACATTTCGATTGAAGGCCCTAATGCCGTGGCCATCGCTTCTGGCGTGGTGTACTGGATGGGCGTGGATAAGTTTTACGCCTACGACGGTCGTGTACAGACGCTGCCCTGCGATGTGCGTCGCTATGTCTTTGGTGATTTCAATCAGTCCCAGGCGGCCCAGGTCTTTGCGGGTACGAATGAGGGCTTTAACGAAGTCTGGTGGTTCTACTGCTCCGCAGATTCCACGACGGTTGATCGCTACGTGGTCTACAACTACCTTGAGCGCATCTGGTATTACGGCACGATGGCCCGGACCGCGTGGCTTGATTCGGGCTTGCGGGACTTCCCGATTGCGGCTACCTACAGCAACAACCTTGTCAATCACGAGCAGGGCTTGGATGACAATGAAACGGGAACGCCCGCTCCGATCCTGGCCAACATCTCCTCATCTGAATTTGACATCGGGGATGGCCACAACTTCGGGTTTGTCTGGCGCATGCTGCCGGACATCACGTTTGAGAACTCCACCGCAGGATCGCCAACTGTCAATATGACGCTGTATGGGCTGTACAACTCGGGTTCAGGCAGCATCAACAATGCGGGAGCACCGGTGGTCAAGGGCAGCACCTATGTCATCACCGAAGAGTTCACTGGGCAGATTTACACCCGTGTGCGCGGGCGGCAGATGATATTCAAGGTGGATTCCAACACGCTTGGGACAACATGGCAGCTTGGCGCACCGCGGATCGATATTCGTCAGGATGGCCGTAGATGAGCTTCATCATTGAAGATGCAATCGTTCCTGCGCCACCCAACCTGCCTCTGGCCCCACGGGACTACGAGTCTCGTTATCACGAGCAGTTCAACAACGTCCTGCGTCTGTATTTCAATCGGCTTGACGCACTGCTGAGGCAAATTGTGACCACACCATCCCCCATTCCAATTTCAATTGGCGGCACCAACACGGATGCCTTTGGGCGGCTGCGGGTCAGTCAGCCCTTTACGCTCTTTGACAGCCAGAACCGTTACGCCGCAGACAACCAGTTTGATGTTTCCACGACCGGGACGGGTACGACCACGTTCCTGTCCAATGAAGCGGCAGTAAAGATGGAAGTCACCGGGGCCGGTGTCGGCTCTGTCCTGCGGCAGTCCTATCGCTCATTCCCGTATCAGCCTGGGAAGGGTCTGTTGGTGCTTGCCACCTTCGTGATGGACAGCAGTCAGAGCCTGAACCTCACGCAGCGGGTGGGGTACTACAACGATCAGAACGGCGTGTTCTTCCAGCGCATCGACGGCACGTTCTCATTCGTGCTGCGGTCCTATGTCACGGGTTCCGTCTCCAATGTTCGGACGGTCGATCAGGCAGACTGGAACGGCGACAAATTGGACGGCACCGGGGCGTCGGGGTATACCCTAGACCCGTCCAAGGCGCAGATTCTGTGGATGGACTTTGAGTGGCTTGGCGTTGGATCAGTCCGGTGCGGCTTCATCATCAACGGTGAGTACATCGTCTGCCACACATTTACCAACGCCAACGAGATCACCAACGTCTACATGACCACGGCGATCCTGCCGGTGCGCTATGAGATTGTGACCACTGGTTCGGCGGTGGCGGCTTCGATGAAGTCCATCTGTTGCTCAGTTGTCTCCGAGGGCGGGTTCGAGCAGACCTCTATTGACCATGTGGCGCGACGCACCACAATCCTGGGCACTATCGGCACGACCTTTTTGCCGCTTGTCTCCATCCGGCTTGCCTCTGGACGCACGGGTGCGGTGGTGTTGCCCAACCGGGTGCAGGTTTTGCCCACGACCAGTCAGAACTACGAGGTGGCGCTCATTAAGAACCCCACCCTGACGGGCGCGACTTGGGCTGCTACGGTGCCTTCGGATTCCAATGTGCAGTACGACGTAGCGGCGACAGCGACCACGGGCGGCACCATTGTGCAGACGGACTATGTGACTGCTTCTGGTTCGGGCGGGGTGCAGAACACCAGTCTGCCAAACGATTACAACTTTGACCTCCAACTGGGCGCATCCATCGCCGGGGTCAGTGACATCTACACTGTGGCCATCAGAACCGTATCCGGGGCAACCACGGGCGACGCGGTTGGATCGCTTTCCTTCTACGACTTGACTCAATAAAATGAGTCCAACCTTTTTCTTGGGATAAATCATGGCCACTGCTCAACAAGGGATCATGGCGTTGCCAGAAATGAGCCAACAAGCAGCCCCCGCGGCCGTCAGCCCCGAGCAGATGGCCGTTTTTGATCAGATGCGGCAAAACATCTCCCCCAAGGAGATGTCCGACGAGCTTTTGGGAGCAGCGGCGCAAGTTGATCCCCAGGCGGTTGCGGAGTTCAAGGCCGAGCTGGATGCACTGGATGTGCCGCCGGAGGTTCTGGACCTGCTGGACCAGTTGATTGATGAGATCCTGGCCAATCCCGAGAACTACGAGGCCATCAAAGAAAAATACCGTGCTCAGGGTATTCCCGAGGACCTGCTGCCGGAGGAGTTTGATGCGGAGCTGTTTGGCGCGCTGAACATTGCCCTGGCACAGCTTCGTGGCGAGCCTGCGGGCCCCCAGGCCTTTGCCAAGGGCGGTATTGCTGAACTCAGTCCAATCTCCAAGGCGCTGGCCTCATACGGCCGCAACGGCGACACCATGCTGGCGCATATCACGCCGGCGGAAGCCCGCATGCTGAAGAAGCGCGGCGGCTCGGGGACCATCAACCCCGTCACCGGTCTGCCTGAATTTGCCAACTTCTTCAGCAAAATCGCCAGCGCGGGCAAGAAATTCCTGCGCAGCACCGCAGGCCGGATCATTGTTACGGTTGCGTTGGGTGCTCTTCTTGGCCCGGCGGCCGCATCGGCGTTGGGCGTATCGTCTGTCGCAGGCGTGGCCGCGGTCAGCGGTTTTGTTGGCAGCGCCGGGTCTACGCTCCTCGGTGGTGGAAGCGTGCGCGATGCCCTGAAGGCCGGTGCAATTGGCGGCTTGACCGCTGGCATTGGCGCGGGGGTCATGGGCGGCTCAGAAGCATTTGCTTCTGGAAGCTATACGGGCCCGACAACAGTTGGTCAGCAGTTTGACCGCGCCGTCAAGGCCTTCACCCCTGACGCTGCTGCGCCTACCCTGCCTGCCCAAGCGACGTTGCCCGAGTCGGCAACGCTTCCTGGTCAGTCCACTCTTCCGGGCAGCGCCGCTCCCGCCACAGCAACCACGCCTTCCCAGTACCAACTGTCGGGGAAGATGAGCTTGCCGGGCATGGGTGCGGACGTGGTCAAGTCCACTCCTGCCGAACTGTTGGCACCGGAAGTTGGCAAATCGATTCCGGTTACCGCTCCTCCGGCAGGGCCTACAGCGGCAACCCCGCTGACAATTCCGCCGGTTGCGCCCCCGGTCGCTCCGCCTGCTTTGACACAAGCTGCCACCGATGTTGGTGCGTCGTCGCTAAGTGGTGCTCAGACGGGCACCCAGGCCATGACCAACATCGAAAAGGGGTTTGGTACGACGCAACCGCCGACGCTGTTTGACAAAGCCAAGAGCTTATACAGCGAATACCTTTCTCCTGAAGGCATCCGCCAGCAGGGCATCCCCGCCGCCGAAAAAGCTGGGGCGGATGCAGTGGAGGCGTACAAGGCCCGCATGGCTGCTGCAGGCATCAAGCCTACTGATGTCATGCTAGAGAAGACCTATACCACCGCGTACAACAACGCGATGCCGGGCATGCTGCGCACCTATGGTCCGCTGGCCGGTGTGGGCCTTGGCATCATGGGCTTGGCCGGGGGTTTCCAATCGCGGCCCGCGGAGCAGTCTCCGCTGTTCCCGCTCTTTACTGGTGGACCGGGGTCCGCGACGGATCTTTTGGCCCGCAATCCGAGCCAGTACTTCATCCAGTTCCTGCCGGGAGTGGGCTACACCAGCGGTCGTCCGCGGTTTGCTGAAGGCGGCATTGTGGACATCCCGGCATTTGCCGAAGGCGGCAAGGTGCTGACCGTTGATCAGAAGAACC